CCCTTCGCCGGCATCGTGTTTGAGGAATACAACGCCACGGTCACGCTCTCGACCGGCGCGACCGAGACGCTGGTGCCGGCGAACGAGGGCATTGCGTTCCCGCTCGGCACGATGGACACTTTCGTCACCTACGGGGCGCCTGCAAACCTGATCGAGACCGTCAACACCATGGGGCTGCCGATCTATGCCCGGCAGATCGCACGGCTGGACGGCAGCGCCATCGACGTGAAGACGGAAGCCTCGCCGCTGCCGGTCAACAAGCGGCCTCGCCTCGCGGTCAAGATTCTCACGAGCAATTGAGCAAGTTTGTCAATCGCGGAAGGTGGCCTACGCTTCTTTGCGCGGTCGACCGCGCGCCTTGAGACCGCCGCGCCGCGAGCGGGCGATGCGCGATATCTGAGCATCGATAATGGTGCGTTCGATGTCGTCCGGGTCGTAGGGCTCTCCGTTCCAATCGAGCGTATCCGCATGTTCGGGATGCGCCGGGTTCGTGACTGCATCCAGAAACTCCCGGAAGCCGGGTGGCCCGCCGCAATCCTCGGGCGGGCAACGACGCGCGCCCTCGACGAAGACCGGGTAGTCGATGCCGGCTTCGCCCGGTCTGACATCTTCAATGACGATCTCATGCCGCCAATCATCGCCGAAGTCATACACATAGTGAAACCGGTCGGTGCCTTGCTCGACCAGCGACGAGAGCTTGACAAAGCTGTCATTTGCCAGCGTTGAGCCCGAGGCCCCGTCTTCGGGATCCGGCACTCCAAAGCGGCGTTCGCCAATCCGGAACTCGTGGAGGTGCAGGTTCAGCCAACCCATCGCGGCCTGAATCGTCTCGTGCAGGCGTCGAAGCGGCAGGCTGGCCGGCACCAGAACGCGCCGCCACACCGGCGGCTCTACGTCGAGCAGCGTAATCTTGATCTGCAGGATGTCGCTCTTGTTGACAGCCTGACGCATCGTCGATCCGTTTTCCTTCGATTGGACTGCATCGCATCATGACAGTTTTTGCGTCCGCGATCGATGTTCTGTTCGCCGACCCGAACATCGCAACGGATGCCATCTGGCGCTGGGGCGGCGTGGGCGCGGGCATTGCCGTCCGTGTCGTCGCGCGACGCCCGGACCAGGTGGTCGGCTTCGGCGACAGCCGTGCAGTGCTGCCGACGCTCCTGGTCGATGTGCGCCGCTCGGAGGTCGCCGAACCTGCGAGCGGCGACACGGTCGAGATCGACGGCGAGACCTTCGAAGTCATCGCCGCCCCGATCATCGATAGCGTGCGGCTGATCTGGACCTGCGAGGCTGCGGCTGCGGCGTAATCATGCGCTTCACGCTCAAGACTGACGACCTCGCCAAGGGGCTGAGCGAGGCGGAGGGCGACGCGGCGCGCTCTGTCACCAGCGCCATGCGCGAGGTGACGGAGGGGCTCAAGACCGAGCTCCGCGCCGATGTGGTAGACGCAGGTCTCGGCCAGCGGCTCGCCAACACCTGGCGCGGCAAGACCTACCCGGAAGGCGGGATCAGCCTGGAAGCCGCATCCTTCGTCTGGTCGAAGGCGCCGAACATCGTCGATGCCTTCGATCGTGGCGTGACCATCAAGTCGAGCCGCGGCCTCTGGCTCGCCATCCCAACCTCCGCTGCCGGCGTGAAGGGGATCAGCGCCACGGGCGCGATGAAGCGCATCACGCCGGGCGGCTGGGAGCGACGTACCGGCATGCGGCTGCGTTTTGTCTACCGGCGCGGCCGACCCTCGCTGCTCGTCGCCGACAACGCGCGGCTCAGTAAACGAGGACTCGCAAGACCGAACATCGGCCGCACGCGGGCAGGCGCGCAGTTTACCCGCCTGAAGGGCCGCTCGACGGTCGTGGTGTTCATCCTGGTCCCGCAGGTCACGTTGCGAAAGCGCCTCGACATCGCCTCGATCGCGCACCGCTGGGCCGAGCGCGTGCCGGGCGCCATCGCCGGTCACTGGAGATGGATGTGAGACAGGAACGCATTGCGATGTTCGCGACGCTGCTGTCGTTCGCGTTTGTCATCTCGATCCTGGTCGCGAGCCTGCGATGACAAGCAAGCGCGAGCAGGTGCTGGATGCCGTGAAGGCGCTCATTGCGGCTGCGCTGCCCAATGCCGACGTCAATCGCAACCTCGCGAAGGCGGAGCGCATTTCGCCTGGCGGGCTTGTCATCGTGCGTGACGGCGAGCCGGGCGAGCCGGAGGTGGTGCTTTCGCCGCTCACCTACATTTACACGCACCGCATCCCGATCGAAGTCGCGGCTTATGAAACCTCCTCGCTCTCTCGCGAGCAGGTCCTCGACGAGATGCTGGGCGCGATCGGCGCGGCAGTAGCTGCCGACCGGACCCTTGGCGGCCTCTGCGACTTCATCGAGGCGGAAGCGCCCGCAACGGACGACGTCGAGATGACGGGCGCGCGCGCCGGCCGCTGGGCCGATGCCGCGATCGTCGCGGTCTACGGCACGACCGACCCGCTGAACTGACTTCACAACATTCTTGGAGATTTGCTGATGGCGCTGCCGCGGCCACTGCCACCTGCTGCGTGCGTGCGCGAGGTGCTGCACTACGATCCGAGTTCTGGACGCTTCATGTGGCGTGCCGGCCCAAAGTCCGGAACCACGGCCGGATCGATCGGTGGGCCGTACGTCCAGATCATGATCGGCAAGAAGAACTATCTGGCCCATCGTCTGGCTTGGCTCTACGTGCATGGCTGTTCGCCCGCCCACGAAATCGATCACGTGAACGGCAATCCGCGCGACAACCGGATCGATAATCTGCGGCTCGCATCAAAATCGCAGAACGCTCAAAACCAGAGACGCAGCGCGAAGAATTCTTCGGGGCACAAAGGCGTCTCCTGGAGCAGGCACAAGCAGCGCTGGCGGGCCGCGATCAAGGTAGAGAATCGCAGCATTCACCTCGGTTACTTCCGTGAGCTCGCGGCGGCAGCCGAGGCCTACCGCGCCGCTGCCGACAAGTATTTCGGCGATTTCGCGCGCGCAGCTTGATCGCGCGACCGATCCAGGAAAGGAGTGACAGATGGCAAGAGCCCGTGGGGCCAATGCGTCCATGGCCGCCGCTTTCGAGACGACCTATGGCACGCCGCCGGTCGCCGGCTACAAGAAGCTTCCGTTCGTATCGTCGGCGCTCGGCGACGAGCAGAACCTGATCGCCAGCGACCTGCTCGGCTATGGCCGCGAGCCGCTGCCGCCCAGCCGCGACGTCGTCAACAACGAGGGCGACGTCGTCGTCCCGGTGGACCTGCGCAACTTCGGCTATTGGCTCAAGCTCCTCCTGGGTGCGCCGACCACAGTCGAAAATACCGGTGTCTTCACCCACACCTTCGTCTCCGGCGCGCTCACGCTGCCGTCGATGGCGATCGAGGTCGGCATGCCGGAAGTGCCGAGCTACGGCATGAACTTCGGGGTGCGCGCCAACTCCATGAAAATCCAGCTGCAGCGGTCCGGGCTCCTCAACGCCACCATGAGCCTGATCGCGCAGGGTGAGACGAAGGCGGGGTCGTCCAGTGCCGGCAGCCCCAGCGAAGCCGTGATCGAGCGCTTCTCGCAGTTCATGGGCGAGGTCAAGCGCGACGGCACCGCGCTCGGCCATATCGTCTCGGCGGAACTCACCTATTCGAATAATCTCGACAAGGTCGAAGTGATCCGGCCCGACGGCCGCATCGAGGACGCCGACCAGGCGATGGTCGCCGTCACCGGCAGCGTCAACGTGCGCTTCGCCGACACCGTGCTGCTCGACCAGGCGACGTCGGGCGATCCCTGCGAGCTCTCATTCGGCTGGGCGATCGACGCTGACAAGTCTCTCAAGTTCACGGTCCACAGCGCTTTTCTGCCCAAACCCAAGACGCCGATCCAGGGGCCAGGCGGCATCCAGGCGGCCTTCGCCTGGCAGGCTGCCAAGGACCCGGCCCTGCTCAAGACCTGCACCGCGGTGCTGATCAACGACGTCTCGGCCTACTGACCAATGGAGCTCCGCTCATGACGAAGCCAAAATCAAAATCATCGTCGGATACGACGCATAAATCGAACGCTCCTTTGCTCAAGCTCACCGTGGACCGCGAGCCGTTCTGGCTCGACTTGCTTCCTGGCGTGCGCGTTCAGTTCCGGCCGATCAGCGTTGCCGCGATCCTTCTCGCGCGCACCGCCGCAGCCGACGTGCTGCGCGCCGGTGGCGACGACGCCATGGTGAAAGCGGGCATTGCCTTCACGCGCTCGCTTGCCCATTCGGGCATTGCGGCGTGGGAAGGCATCGGTGACGCCAGCGGCAACCCGGTTGATCCGACCAAGGAGACGATCGACGCCGCGCTCGAAGTCTGGGCGCTGTTCGACGCCATCGACCGTCTCTATGTCGGGCCGGCGCTTCTCCAGGACGCCGAAAAAAACGTCTGATCGCCCTCGCCGAGTGGCACTTCGGCGGGGGCGACGGCTACTGCGCCGCGTGCCCTGACACCTGCGGTGCCTGCCCCTATCTCGAACAGGCGCCTCAGACTCCGGACGGCCTTGCGGCGTGGTCGGTGCTCCGGCGCGCGGCCGGACAGGTGCGCGCCGCCATGGGCGGCGTCTACGCGCTCGATTTCGGAGCGGTGCTGATGCTCGCGGATGCCATGGGCGCGCTCAACACGCTGCTGGTTGAACTTCTCCCCGAGATCGAGCCGATCGTCGTGCGCGCCTACGCCCGAGATTCCGACTGAATGAGCACCACGCGGCTGCGGACGTAAGCGAGCGATGTCCACCACACAGGTCTCGATCCGCCTCGGCGTCGAGGGCAAGGCGGAGGTCAAGCGCGCGTTCGACGAGGTGGGCAAGGCCGGACAGGACGCGTTCCGCGGCGTCGCGGGCTCGATGGACGCGGCCGGCGCTGCCGCCGACCGCGAGACGCAGCGCCTGCAGCGGCTGGCCCAGGCCGCAAGGCAAGCAGCCGCCGCCGACCAAGCCCAGCGCGGCTTCAATGCCGTCCTCGGCGTAGACACCGGCGCTCCCAAGTCGGCCCGCGATTCCGCCGCGGTGTTCGAGGAGGCGGCGCGGGCGGCTGACGACCTCGCGGCGCGCACGGCCGCGCTGCGGGCGCAGATCGATCCGCTCGGCGCAGCGCAGGCGAGGCTCAACGCCGAGATCGCCGAAGCCAATACGCTGTTCAAGGCCGGCGCGATCACGGCCACCGAGCAGGCTGCCGCGCACGGCTTGGCGCAGGCGCGGTTCGACGCGACCGCGAAGGCGCTCGGCAGCATCGGCGCCACGGGCAAGCTCACGTCCAACCAGCTGATCAATCTCAGCTATCAGCTCAACGACGTGGTCGTCTCGCTGGCGAGCGGCCAGCGCCCCCTGATGGTGCTGATGCAGCAGGGGTCGCAGATTGCCCAGATCTTCGGCCCCGGCGCGGGCGTGAGCGGCGTCCTGCGTGGAGTCTGGCAGGGCCTGACCAGTCTCATTTCGCCGACCGTTGCGGTCGTCGCCGGCATCGCCGCAATCGGGGCCGCCGTCGGCTATTCCTATTATCGCTACATCGAGTCGCAGAAGGAGATCGAGGTCGCGCTCGCAGGCACCGGCCGCGCCGCCGGCGCGACCGTCGGTCAGATCGAGCGCATCGCCGAGCGGTCGGCATCTGCCGGCAATCTCTCGGTCGCGTCTGCCCGCGAGATGGAGGCTGCGTTCCTGCGCACCGGCAGGATCGCGGTCGGAAACTTCGAAGGCCTGATCAAGGTCGTCAAGAACTATGCGGCAACGACTGGCACAGACGTCGCGGCCGCGACGAAAGACCTTGCCGGCGCGTTCGCCGATCCGGTCCGGGGCGCGGATGCCCTCAACGAGAAGCTCAACTTCCTCGACGACCGCACGCGCCAGTATGTCCGCACGCTTGCCGACCACAACGACCGCACCGCCGCCCAGCGCGTCCTACTCGATGCGCTCAAGGGGAGCCTCGTCAATGCGTCGGAGGCGACCACAGCGCTCAGTCGCGCCTGGGACTTCGTCGGCCGGATGGCGTCGAACGCCTATGACGCCATGGGCCGCGCAATCTCGCGCGTGCTTGACGGCGCGCCGCTCGACGAGCGGCTCAAGGAGCTGCAGCAGGAGCGTGCGCGCCTTCAGGCGCTGATCGAGAACCCGCCGACCCGCTTCGCCGCTCAGGCCCGCAACTTCAATACGCGGATGCTGGCGCAGGTCGACGCCGAGATCGCCAAGATCGAGGCGAAGCTCGCCAACATCGAGGTCCGAGCAAAGGAAGCGCGGGCCAACGAGCTCTCGGTCCGCGCCGGAACGGTAGCGCGCGAGCTGACGCCGGGCTTCGAAGAACTTCAGTCACTCAAGGTGCGCGAGGCGCAGATTCGCACCGCGCTCGATGACCCGCTGGCCAGGCAGAAGGTCGCCGATCTCAAGCAGGTCGAGACCGCCTACGATGCGGTCACGCGCGCGATCCAGACCTGGCTCGACCCGGCCGAGAAGGCCCGCCGCCTCGACGAGCTGGAAATCCAGGCGCTCGCCGCCAAGACCCCGGCCCAGAAGGCCGCCATCGCGGAGGAGCGCCGGCGGATCGAGCTCGCCGGCCAGGCGATCCCGGTCGCCATCGCCGAAGCCGATATCACGCGGGCCGGCGCCAAGGCGCGCGCCGAGGCAACGCAGGCGCTGATCGACCAAGCGCGGGTCCTCGACGTCAACACCAAGGCCACCCTTGGTCTTGCCGACGCCTGGCTGAAGGGCGCCGCCGCTGCCCAGCAGGCCGAGGTCCGCCGCAAGGCGCTGACCGAGGCGGTGCAGAACGGCGTCGATGTCGAGAGCCGGGCGCGCGATCTCCTGCGCGAGCAGATTGCCGAACAGGCGGCGCAATCGGCCAAGTCGGTCAACGATCTGACCGCAGAAGCCGCAGCCCAGCGCAGGCTCAACGATGCCGTCCTGGCCGGCCGGCTCTCGACCGAGCAGGCGCAGCGGCAGATGCAGGTCGAGCAGGCGCTTCGCCCGCTCATCATCGCGCAGTCGCTCGCCGAAGGCGATGCCAAGGCGACGCTCGGCCGCGTCATCGATGCGCTGCGCGGCGCCTATGCGCGGCTCCATGGCGAGCAGGCCCGTGCCGCGGCCCTGCAGACGCTGGAAAACCAGCGTAACCAGGTCGAGCTTCTGCAGAAGCAGATCGATCTCGCGGGCATCGGCGAATCCCAGCGCGCCATCATCATCGCGCAGTTGCAGGCCGAGCAGCAGCTCCGCCAGAAAAGCATCGATCTCGCCAGCGCCGAGGGCCAGGCGATCCTCGCCAATGCCGCCTACATCGAGCGGCTCAATCAGTCGCTCGCACGCTCGCAGGGCGCGATGCAGTCCCTGCAGAGCATGACCGATACGACGTTCAATCGTTTCGCGGACCTGATCGCGCAGGGCAAGCTCGACTGGAAATCCTGGGCCGATGCCGGGCGCGCCGCGCTCGCCGACATCGAAAAAGAAATCCTCAAGCTCGCGGTGCTCAATCCGCTCAAGAACTTCCTGTTCGGCACCAGCCTCACCACGCTCGGCGATGTCGAAGGACTCCTTGGCGGGATATTGAAGGGCTTCAAATTCCACGAGGGCGGGCTCGTGGGACTAGACGGCAAGCCGGCTGTCGCGCCGGCTTCAGTCTTCCTAGGCGCGCCGCGCTTCCACGACGGCGCGTTCCTGTCTCCCGATGAAGTGCCGGCCATCCTGCAGCGCGGCGAGCGGGTGCTCAGCCGCGACGAGGCGCGAAACTATGGCGCCGGCGGTGCAATGCCGGTCGCCCCCGTGGTCAATGTGACGATCCAGACGCCGAATCCTGCCGCCTTCCAGGCAAGCCGCACCCAGGTGGTGGCCGACCTTGCGCGCGCGGTGCGGATGGGCATGCGTGGAAGCTGAGCGATGCCGCTACCGTTCCGCGATATCTCGTTCCCGCCCTATGTGGCGCGCGGGGCGACGGGAGGACCGTCATTCTCCACCAATGTGGTGACGCTCGCCTCGGGCGCCGAAGAGCGCAACATCTTGTGGGCCAACGCGCGCGGCAAGTGGAACATCTCGACCGGCATCCGCACCCGCGAGCAGATGCTCGACGTGATCGCGTTCTTCCATGTGGTGAAGGGTCGGGCCTATTCGTTTCGGTTCAAGGACTGGAACGACTACAGCGCGACCGGCCAGACGATGGTCGAGATTACGCCCACCGTCTGGCAGCTCGTGAAGCGCTACAGCATCGGCGGATTCGAGCACATCCGCACCATCACCAAGCCTGTCGTCGGCTCGGTTGCTGTGCTGGTCGGCGGGGTTCCGACGGCGCCGTCGGGCATTGATTACCTGACCGGTCAGCTGACCTTCGCGTCCGCGCCAGGATCGCCGCCGACCGCGAGCTTCGAGTTCGACGTGCCGGTGCGCTTCGACACCGATCACCTGCCGGTGCAGGCCAACGCCTTCGACCAGCAGGTGGTTTCGCAAATCGACCTCGTCGAGGTCCGCGAGTAGAGGGCGGCCTTAAAGATGCGCGACCTGTCGGCCTCGATGCGAGACAAGCTTGCAAGCGGGCTCACCACATTCTGCCATTGCTGGCTGCTGCAGCGAACCGATGGCATCAAGATCGGGTTCACCGATCACGATGAGGACCTGACCTTCGGGGGCGTGACCTACGAGCGGCTCGCCGGCATGACGGCCTCCGCTGTGACCCAGACGCTGTCGCTCAACGTCGACACGATGGATATCGCGGGCGCGCTGCAGAGCGACCATCTCAACGAAACCGATCTGGCCGCGGGCCTCTACGACAATGCATCCCTCACGCTGTTCCTGGTCGATTGGACCGACGTCAATGACCGCGACATCGTGTTCTGTGGCTCGGTCGGGGAGATTTCGCGGGGGCTCAACGCGTTCACGACCGAGATGCGGGGCCTCTCGCACGCGCTCAATCAGGAGCGCGGGCGCCTCTACCAGCGCTCCTGCGACGCAGACCTCGGTGATAGCCGCTGCACCGTCGATCTGAACTCGCCAACCTACAAGGGCAGCGGCACGGTCGACGGCGTTGCCACCAATCACACATTCTCGGCCAGCGGGCTCGATGGCTATCAGGACGGCTGGTTCACCGGCGGCAAGGTGACGTGGCTTACCGGCGCCAATGCCGGCGCCATCATGGAAATCAAATTCCATGTCAACAACGGCGCCGAGGTCTCGTTCGAGCTCTGGGAGACCATGCCGTTCGACATCGCAGCCGGGGACACCTTCAGCGTGACGGCGGGCTGCGACAAAAGCCTCGCCACTTGCCACGACCGCTTCAACAACGTGCCGAACTTCCGCGGCTTCCCCTACATCCCCGGAAACGACGCCGTGACCAGCTACGCCAACACCGGAGACGCCAACGATGGCGGATCGAAAGTCGGCGGCCAGGGTTGAGGCGCAACTTTCCTGCTACTCGAACAGCGGGCCGACCTTGCTCAGGACCTCGTCGATGATTGTCTCGGGGACGGTTTCGAGCTTCTTGGCCCCACGCGCCTTGAGGTCGAGGGCGCGCGGCTGGTCGCAGCGCACGACGCCGGTCGTCTGCAGGCCTGCCCCCATGAGCGAGACAGCAAAGCCGGCGGTGCGGGCAAATCCCCCGCCGGTCGTGATCGGCAGCACCACCGGCACGCCGGTCAAGCGGTTGAACTTGCCGGGCGAAACGACCAGCACGGGCCGTTTGCCCTGCTGCTCGTGGCCGGCAGTCGGATCGAGCGAGACGAGATAGATATCGCCCCGCTCCATCAGATCAGCTCGCGGCCAGCCGGCCGACTCGCGGTCCACTCGCGATCTTCACGCGAGCGCTTCGCCTCGGGCTTGCACTGGGCCAGCAGCTTATCGAGCGAATAGCGCCGCCGCTTCTTCGGATCGACGACGAGCCGGCCGGACTTGATCGAAAGCCCGACGGCCGCATCGGGGGCAAGATCAAGCGCATCGAGCATGGGCTTGGGGATCGCGAGCATCACCGATCCGCCGACCTTCCGGAGCCGCGCAGCATGGGCCATGGCATCACCTTCTAAAATTATACTGGAATATAACATGCAAGGGTCTGATCAACAAGGGAGCGCTCCGGATGGCGAGGCTCGGCCGGTGAGCCGCACCGCGATCGTGGTGGAGGCGCGCTCCTGGATCGGCACGCCGTATCGGCATCAGGCTTCGCTCAAGGGGGCCGGCTGCGACTGCCTCGGGCTCATTCGCGGCGTCTATCGCGTCTTCTGCGGACCCGAGAAGCAGCCGATCACGCCCTATTCGCCGAACTGGGCCGAGGAGACCGGCCAGGAAACGCTGCGCGATGCCGCGCGCCGGCATCTTGTTGAGATCGATGCCGCGCCGTTCCGCGATGGCGAGCCGCTGCGCGAGGGCGACGTGATTCTGATCCGCGTCAGGGATCGCGCCCCCGCGAAGCATGCCGCCGTCGCCTCGGGACCCGACACGATCGTCCACGCCTACGATCGTCATGCCGTGGCCGAGAATGCGTTGCCGGCGGCCTGGCGCCGCCGTATCGCCTATGCGTTCCAATTTCCGGGCGTAACGGACTGACCGATGGCTCAGCTTGTGTTGTCGGTCGCCGGCTATGCGGTCGGCGGGCCGATCGGCGCGCTGGTCGGCGCGTTTGCTGGTGGCCTCATCGACCGGCAGCTCTTCGCGCCGGGACCGATCCAGAACCAGGAGGAAGGCCCGCGGCTTACCAATCTGTTCGTCACCTCATCGAGCGAGGGCGCGTCGGTCCTGCGCGTCTACGGCCGCATGCGGGTCAGTCCGCAGATGATCTGGGCCACGAACTTCCGCGAGGTCGTCACCACGTCGACCACCACGTCGGGTGGCGGCGGCAAGGGTGGTGGCGGAGGAGGCGGCCAGACCGTTACCACGACCACGACCTACAGCTATTTCGTGTCGTTTGCGTTGGGGCTTTGCGAGGGGCCGATCGTCGATATCGGCGGCGTCTGGGCGGACGGCAAGCCGCTCGACATGTCGCAGTTCACCTGGCGGCTCTACAAAGGTGACGAGACCCAGGGCGCCGATCCCAAGATCGAGGCGGTGGAAGGCTCAGGCAACGTGCCGGGCTTCCGCGGGCTTTCCTACCTCGTATTCGAGGAGATGCCGGTCGAGAAATTCGGCAACCGCATTCCGCAGATCACGGTCGAGGTGATCCGCCGGCCCGCCGCCAACGGCGTCCGCCTCGAGGACATCCTCTCTGGCGTCACTCTCATTCCGAGCTTGGGCGAATTCGCCTATGCGACCGACACGGTCTATCGCGACGATGGCTTCGGCCACACCATTGCCGAGAACCGGCACGGCAGCATTGGCAAGGCGGACTTCCTGGTTTCTCTCGATCAGCTGCAGTCCAGCGCCCCGAATATCGATACCGTCTCGCTCGTTGTCGCCTGGCACGGCAC